AGAGTTCCAAAAACAGTTAGAGCAAGAGCAACAAGCTTATGCTCAACAACCTCAACAAGCTAGACCACAACCCTCTAATAAAGCATTAGCATGGGCTGAACAAAATCCTTGGTTTAGAAGTGATGAGGATATGACTGAATATGCTCAAAGAATACATCGTGGATTAGTGGCAGAAGGGTTTGACACTGAGTCCGATGACTATTATGATGAATTGACTAATAGGGTTAAAAACAAGTTTCCAGAGTCCTTTTCGAAGGGTTCGGATCAGACAACACGAAGCAACAAAATCGCCCAACCTGTTGCTTCTGCATCAAGGTCTGCAACCAGTGGGCGCAAGTCTGTTAAGTTGACTCCTAGTCAAGTAAAAATAGCAAATAAGCTAGGGGTTCCCTTAGCTGAATATGCTAAGTACGTTTAAGGAGGTACAAAATGACAGATAATAAAACACCAAGAAGTGCACAAACAAGGGCAACTGAGGAACGAAGAAAACCTTGGGCGCCACCGTCTCAATTAGACGCACCACCATGTCCTGATGGATATAAGCAAAGATGGCTCCGTCATCGTGTAAATGGGGCAGATGATACTAAAAATATCACCGCTCGCCTCAGAGAGGGCTGGGAACTCGTCAGAGCTGACGAATATACTTCCGGTCTATACTCTGCTTACAACGGAAACATCAAATCTTATGAGGGTGTCATCAGCGTGGGTGACTTGCTATTGGCAAGAATGCCAGCGGAAACAGTTGATGAGCGTAATGCTCATTACAGGCGAAAGACTGATCAACAGACTCAAGCCTGGGAAGATGATCCGCTGAGAGAACAACATCCAAGCATGCCTATCAACGCAGATAGGCAGAGTCGTGTATCTTTTGGAGGTTCTAAAAAGAACAACTAAAAGAACACTTAAACTATAAAGGAGATGAACTATGGCAAATCAAGCTGGATATTACGGATTTAGACCCGTTAAAATGCTCGGTGCTGCTTATAATGGTCAAGGCCAGAATGAGTACAAAATCGGCAATAACGAAGGATCCGCAATATATCAAGGCGATCCAGTTATTCTGGTAGCTAACGGTGCTATTGATGTCGGTTCTACTGCTGGTGCTGAACTTATTGGTATTTTTAATGGTTGTGAGTATACTGATCCAACTACAGGAAAGCCTACTTGGAGTAATCATTACCCAGGAAGCGTCGCAGCAGACGATATTAAAGCATATGTCATCGATGACCCAAATGTAGTATTTGAGGTTAAAGTTGACGATACTAACGCTGGTCAAGCGCAAGTTGGTACAAACTGCAACATTGCAACTTACTCTGCAGGATCTTCCACTGATGGAATTTCTAACGTAGTAGTTGATGGTGGTAGTTTTACTACTAACGCTGGAGCAAACTTTAGAGTTGTAGGTTTATCAACTGATGTTGATAACTCAGATTTCACTGCAGCAAATGCAGCAATTCAAGTTAAAATTAACTTACACTCACTAACAGACACAACAGGTATATAGGAGGTTAAACTATGGCTATATCTAGAAGTCAACTCGTTAAAGAGTTAGAGCCAGGTCTAAACGCACTATTTGGCCTGGAGTACGGACGTTATGATGCAGAGCATTCACAAATATTTGAAACAGAAACTTCAGATCGAGCATTCGAAGAAGAAGTAATGTTATCAGGTTTTGGTAATGCTAGAGTAAAATCAGAAGGTGGAGCTATTGTCTATGACAATGCAACAGAAACTTTCACTGCTCGTTACACACATGAAACAATTGCATTAGGTTTTGCAATCACTGAGGAAGCTGTTGAAGATAATCTTTATGACAGAATCTCAGCAAGATACACAAAAGCTCTTGCTCGTTCCATGGCAAACACAAAGCAAGTTAAAGCTGCAAACGTATTAAACAATGCGTTTGATTCTAACTTTGCTGGTGGTGACGGTGTAGAACTTTGCTCTACTGCACACCCACTTGTAGCAGGAACTCTTTCTAACGAATTAGCAACTGCTGCTGACCTAAACGAAACTTCATTGGAACAAGCTCTGATTGATATCGCAGCATTTACTGATGAGAGAGGTTTATTAATTTCAACTCAAGGAAGAAAGTTGATCATTCCTTCTGAGTTACAATTCGTAGCTGAAAGACTAACACAGTCACAGTTAAGAGTTGCAACAGCAGATAATGACATCAACGCCATGAAAAACATGGGTATGATTCCTGAGGGATATGTTGTAAACCACTACTTAACAGATCCAGATGCATTCTTTATCAAGACTGACATTCCAAATGGATTTAAGTTGTTCCAAAGATCACCAATTAGAACATCTATGGAAGGTGACTTTGACACTGGTAACGTAAGATACAAAGCTAGAGAGAGATACTCATTTGGTTTCTCAGATCCTAGATGTGTATTTGGTTCACCAGGTGCAGCATAATCTAACTAACGTATAACAATTAATTAGGGGGCTTTCATGCCCCCTTTTTTTATGGTACAAATTAAGAACTAGCATAACAAGTTACATAGACTGAGCTAGCAGACGGTATAGAGACTATGTAACGAGGTCTATACAACCATGGAGGTTTAATATGGCAAATACAACTTTTAGTGGACCAGTATTATCAGATAACGGTTTTATTGTTCCAACTTATACACTACTGACCCTACCTTCTACAGCAACAGCAGGTTTATTAATCTATGTTTCTGATGCAACGGGCGGAGGTGCTTTAACAGGCTCTCTTTGTTTTGGTAACGGTTCTGATTTTGTGGATGTTACTACTGGCATAGCAGTAGCATAAGGAGGTAAACAATGGCCTTCGATAGTGATATTCTCGTTAAAGGAGCAGCCGCAAATGCAACTACAACTGTATTTGATGGTCGTGCAAGATTAAAAGGTTTTATTATTGGTCCTGGCGCTAGTAATGGAACAGTCACCTTTAACAATGGCGGTTCTGCTGTATTTAATGTAGCAGTAACAGGAGGCACTTCTGATGTTTCAATGAGTATACCTGAACAGGGTGTGCTCTTTAAAGCAAACCTCAATGTAACTACTGTAAATTGTACAGTGAATGTTTTTTACACTGGATAATGGCAGATAAGCAACCACCAAAAACTAAAAAATATTTCCGCTCCACCAAAAGTGGGGCGGGAATGACTAAAGCAGGTGTTAAACGCTACAGAGCTGAAAACCCTGGTTCGAAGTTAAAGACCGCAGTCACTGGAAAAGTGAAGCCAGGAAGTAAAGCTGCAAAAAGAAGAAAATCTTTCTGTGCACGTTCTGCTGGTCAAATGAAACAATTTCCTAAAGCAGCCAAAGATCCAAATTCAAGATTAAGACAAGCACGTAAACGCTGGAGATGTTAAATGAAAACAATCGAAGACAGATTAAAATGTTTTGGTCAACGATTATATGAAGCTGCCATTCCATGTGCTCTTTTAATGGTTCAAGGAAAGGTCTTAGCCCTAACACCTAAACATATTTTAATAGCGTTGAAGACAGGAGTAGTGACAGGAGCTCTTGCTACACTATTAACTTTTATACCTTTTTTAAGGAAGTATTATAACAATGAGATTATTCTATCTTTTATTATTTTTGTTTGCACATCATGTGCTGATATACTCACTCATCCTACTCATTTTGGATGGGCAACTGCTGAGGCATTAGCAACAGGATTAGGAGCAGTCATGATTTATTTAGGAGTCAATAAAATTGCAAGTAAGTAGCGAAACAACTATTGGAATGCCTATTAGAAATTTGGTGGCAATTATAGCATCGGTAGCCATGGGTGTTTACGCCTATTTCGGAATCATGGAGACTACCAATCAACATTCAACAAGATTAGAATTAATGGAAAAAGATGTTCAGTTAAATACAGAGTTTAGAATCAAATGGCCAAGAGGTTTGATGGGAAATCTACCTGCGGATGACGAACAATATATGTTGTTAGAATTCTTAGCAGGACAGGTTGAAAAACAACAACTAACCTTAGATGAAAATGCTGACACTAAGATTATGATTAAACATTTAGAGGAAATGGTAGATCAATTAGAAAAAGATGTTGAAAAATTAAAAGATGCGACAAGAGAAATTAAGTTTGCAAATGGTAATGGAAACGGAGGCCACTAATGTGGAAAGTGATTATTGTTCTTTGTTTGTTTAGTGGCAATGGTGAACTATTGGAACATTCTTATACAGAAAGTATCAGTGATTGCTTAGAGAAAAAACGTATAATGAAACGTAATATGGGTCCAACCGTATTAATTACTTGTGGTGAAGCAGAGGCGGAGCTAGAAGAGATTCAAGGTAAAATCTTTGTAAAAAGCATTCGTAAAATGAATCATTAATGATAGGATAAAGTATGGAAAAGCTCTTTGAAAAATATCAAGCATTAATTATCAAAGGGTTAGTTTTGATCTTCATAGTAGGAATGGCTTGGCAAAACCTTAGTAATAAGGTATCTGCTTTGGAAGAAAAACAAAGATCGACAGATGAAATTTTAAAAGGATTAGATGATAAAATAGACCTATTATTACAGGATATGGCTGTTGTAAAAGAAAAGTTAATGCAGCAATAATGGCAATTTCAAGATCACAAATGGCACAACAAATAATGAAACCTGGAGGTAAGAAAAATGGGAAAACTCTGCGCAAAAGGAAAAGCAGCCGCAAAAAGAAAGTTTAAAGTTTATCCTTCAGCATATGCAAATATGTACGCCAGTGCTGTTTGCTCGGGTAAAGTAACACCTGGTGGTAAAAAAGGTGTGAAGAAAAAAGCCATGGGTGGATCAATTAATAGTGTTTCACAAGATAGAAAAAGAGTTTCTAATTATAATCAAGGTGGTATTGCCAAAGGGTGTGGTGGTATTATGACTAGTAAAAGAAAAGTTACTAAGAGAGCATAATGGGATTACGTAAATGGGTCGATGAGAAATGGGTGGATATTGGAGCACCTAAGAAAGATGGCAAGTATCAACCCTGTGGACGGTCCAAAGGTTCTAAAAGAAAATATCCAAAATGTGTGCCTTTAGCAAAGGCAACAAGTATGACGAAAGGTCAAAAAGCATCCGCAGTTCGTAGAAAGAGAGCTGCAGGCAATCCAGGTGGTAAGCCTACAAACGTAAAAACATTTGTCTCGAAAAAAACTAGCAGAAAAAATAAAAGGTGATGTAATTAATTGGTCTAAGAATGTCTTAGAACCAATGAACAAACATCTTGGATTTCCAGCATGTCCGTTTGCTGCAAAATGGCGTAAGGATAATAAGCTGAGAATAGAAGTCCGACCTGACAAAAGTAAGTATGAAAAACACCTTACAAATGTTCTTAAAGACTGGAATAAAAAACAGCATGATATAGTTATCTTTTGTGATCCTTACTGGGAGCAATATGATGAAAACCAGTTTCAAGACAAAATAGATTTTTACAATAAAACATATAACAAAAGAGATATATATTTTATGGGATTTCACCCTAACAATCCTGCCACAGTAGAAGACCAAGAATTTCTTGTAAACCCTACTGATGATTGTGACTGGGAGCCTGAGTATCCTTACAGTATGATGTTAATCCAGAAATTTAAACAGCTGTATGAAGCAAGTTGCAAACTACATAAGATAGGGTATTATAAAAATTGGCCTGAGGAATACTACGAGGATGTAGTAAAAACTCGCCAAGAAACATACGAAAAGCTTTTTAAAAAGGAGAAGTAGCATGGGACCTATGAAAAAACAAGCTATGAAAAGAGGCGGAAAACCAATCGCAATGAAGCGTGGTGGAAGTCCAAAAAAACAAGTAAAAAAGAAAAATAAGAAAAAGAAGAAATAATTTATGGCTACCTCGGGAACTACATCTTTTGATTTAAGTATCGATAGAATCGTTGAACGTGCTTATGCACGTTGTGGCATGAATATTCGTACAGGATATGAACTTTCTGCTGCAAGAGATAATTTAAATTTATTATTTTCAGAATGGGGAAATCGAGGTATTCATCTTTGGAAAGTTAAAAATACCACAACAACCTTAACAGCAGGCACTGCTACCTATACAGCACCTTCCGATGCATCTGATGTATTAGAAGTTGTATTTCGTAATGGAAGCACAGATACTTCTATGACAAAAATATCTCGTTCTGAGTATGAGAATCTTCCTAATAAAACATCACAAGGTACACCTTCTCAATATTATATAAGAAGAAATCTTTCTGATGTTACTATCACTCTTTATCAAACACCCGATACAACAGATACTGAAATTAATTATTATTATGTTGGTCGAATTGAAGATGTTGGTGCTTACACAAATACTCCAGACGCACCTTATCGTTTTTTACCTTGTTTAGTTGCAGGCTTAGCTTATTACACTGCACAAGAAGTAGCACCCGAGAGATCACAAGAATTAGAAAGAAGATATGAAGCGGAATTACAAAGAGCATTAACAGAAGATAGTCAATCAACTTCAGTACACATTGTTCCTCGTAATTTTTATCCTGGAGGCTAAATGACATTTGCTGTCGGTAAATATTCTTTAGCCATCTGTGATCGATGTGGTCAGCAATATAAATATTTACAATTACAACAAGAATGGAATGGTTTATTTACCTGTCCAGAATGTTTTGAACCTAAACACCCACAATTAGATCCACCTTATCATCCTGCAGATGCTATTGCTCTACAAGATCCTAGACCTGCAAGACAGGAGCCAGTTACTGTATATGTAGGAGCGCCTGGAGATAGTAGTTTTGAATCAAATGGTATGCAACCTGTAACACCAACCAAAAAGTTGCTTATCTCAACTTTAATTGGTAAGGTAACCGTGAGCACATCATGAATTATTCTGAACTTTTATCTAATGTAAGAAATTATACTGAAGTAGGGTCTGAGGTTTTATCGGATTCAATTATTGATATATTTATTGTTAATACTGAAAATAAAGTACAAAAACAATTAGATTTAGATGCCTTTAGAAAATTTGCCACATCTAGCTTTACTGTAGGTAGTCCTTTTATTACCTTACCTGATGATTTTGACTTAGAACGGGGAGTACAGATCGTAGATACAGCAACTAATGATCGAACTTGGCTAGAACAAAGAGATACTACTTTTATTGACGAATATAATGTTGATCGAATTAACAATACTGGCAAACCTCGATATTATGCAAACTGGGATCAAAATACTTTTATCTTTGCTCCTACTCCTGACGCTGCTTACACTATTGAATTGTGGTATAATAAAACACCTGACCGATTATCAAGTACAAATACAACAACTTGGCTATCGACAAATGCTCCTGAAATCTTAATCTATGGAGTTATCACTGAAGCCTTTTCATACTTGAAAAATCCTACATTTGTGCAATTATACGAACAAAAGTACAGTCAGGCTGTACAAGGTTTATCTGTCACTCAAATGGGCAGAAAACGTAGAGACGAATACGCAGACGGAGTCCTGCGTGTGCCGTTACAATCAGTGGCTCCAGGAGGTAAGTAAAGATGGCAATTACACAAGCAGTCTGTGATAGTTTTAAGGTAGAACTATTAGAAGGCGAACATGACTTTCGTGCTTCTGGTGGTGACGCATTTAAACTAGCTCTGTACGACGCTTCAGCAACATTAAGTAATACTACTACTGCATACACAACTTCTAATGAAGTTAGTGCTTCAGGAACATATTCCGCAGGTGGTGGTGCCTTAACAAACTCTGGTGCTTCAGGTACAGGCGCAACAGCATTTATTGATTTCAGTGATTTAAGTTTTACTAGTGCTACAATTTCAGCACAAGCAGCCGTTATCTATAACTCCAATACTTCTGCAACTACTAATACAAATGCAGCAGTGATGGTTTTAGATTTTGGTGCAGTGAAAACTTCAACATCAGGAACTTTTACAATTCAATTCCCAACAGCTGACGCTTCAAACGCAATCCTAAGAATATCCTAAGGAGTAGTTCGTGGCATTTGTTGTAGCGGATAGAGTTAAAGAAACCAGTACAACAACTGGAACAGGCGATTTTACATTAGCAGGTGCAGAGGACGGCTTTCAAGCTTTCAGTGCAGCCATCGGCACAAGTAACTCGACTTTCTATTGTATTTCCGATCAGTCTGGAACAGATTTCGAAGTGGGTGTTGGCACCTTAACTGCTGGCACCACTTTTCAAAGAGATGCAGTTCTTACTTCATCTAATTCAAATAATCTTGTAAACTTTGGAGCAGGGACTAAGGATGTATTCTGTACACAACCTGCAGAACAACCTCACGATTCAACCTTGGTAGCATCCATAGCCCTAGGATAAGGCTATGTTTTTTGGAAGACTCTCATTTGCGGAAGACGCTTTCGCCGCCCAAGGGGGCATTGCACAGGTCGATGTTGTTGTTAGCCTTACAGGTGAACAACTATCAACAGCGATCGGTAATGCAACCGTTATTGGAAACGCTATTGTTTCCGTTACAGGAGAAAGTCTAACTACTACTCAAGGAACTGCAACTGCTTCAGGTGCAGCGACCGTTCTTGTTACAGGAGAAAGTTTATCAACCACACAAGGCACAGCCACTGCTCTAGGATCAGCAATTGTATCCGTCACAGGTGAAGCCTTAACAACCGTCATTGGGGATGAAACCGTATCTGGTGATGCCAATGTATCTCTCACAGGAGAAAGTTTAAGTTCTACACAAGGTAGTGTGACTGTGGATGCAGGAGCTATTGCTGCTGTCACAGGCGAAGTTATTACCTCAACTCAAGGGGATGTTGCTGTTCAATTACCTGACGTTACTGCTTTCCCAACAGGTGAGGCCATGTCCACAGCGATTGGTCCTTATTCTATTGTTGCTGATGGTCAAACAACCATTGTCGTCGGTGCGGAAGCTTTAATAGAAACAGCTATCGGTGATTCTGTTGTTACAGGTTCTGCTGTTGTTGCAGTTACAGGACAATCGTTAACAACTACTATCGGTGATTCTGTTATTACTGGTGATGCTAACGTATCCCTAACAGGTGAAGCCTTATCAGTAGCTCAAAACAGTGTGACGGTGACAGCCAATGCTGATGTATCAGTTACTGGTGAATCCCTCAATACTGCAATCGGTGATGAAACCGTTACAGGATCAGCCTTAGTCACTTTAACAGGTATTCCTTTAACAATTATTCAAGGTCAAGCAGAAGGTCAAGCGGGAGCCGATGTTCCTGTGACAGGCCAAGCAATTAGTTCAACTCAAGGTAGTGTGACTATTGAAGTTGAGTCTATTATTCAAGTCACAGGTATTGAAATTACTTCTACTCAAGGGGGAGTCGGTGTTATAGCATGGTCACCTGTAGTTCCGGGAGTCACGAACGCTTGGACACCTGTCGATGACAGCAATACAAATACATGGACAGAAGTCGACGATTCTGCTACAAATACATGGACTGAAGTTGATGACAGAGAGGTCGCTTAAAACATATGGCAAATAATTTCTTATTTAATGGGGCAAGCTTATCAGACGCTACCCTCACAACTCTTTTTACGACAACCAATAAAAAGGTAATTATTGGGTTGTTGTGTTCTAAT